GGACGCCGTGTACGGGCTGAAGATCACGTCCACGGTGGCGTACTTGTAGCCCAGCGTGTCAATCTCGTGCGTGAACGTCGCACTGGCCGCCACGCTGGTCGTGACGCGGGCAACGCTCTTGGTACCGGCTGCATGGTTCATCGTCGGGTTCTCCTAGGAAGTGTGTGAGTCAGGTTCAAGCGAGCTTGAGAGCCACGACCGGGCCAGCTTCGGAATTTGTGCCCAGACTGTGGATGTTGATATCCATGCGGGCAATTCCACGAAATGCGGTTTGATCCGCTTCCCAGTAGCGCTGGTCACTGGACGCAATCTGCATGTCGCTCTTCTTGCCCATGATGCCCGCGAGCGACAGGTCGCCGCAGTAGGCCGCGATGGTGCCTGTGGTCGGCACGGCCGTCATCCGCAGCACCCACACGACCGGGAGGCCGAGGAAGGTGTTCGGCGTGCCCTGAGCCAGGTTGGCCGCCGTGTTGCCGCCGCTGAGAGCACCGATGGTACCGGTGCCCTGAACGCCACTCGACAGCATCATTCGCTGCACGCTGTTGTGATACACGCTTGGGTGCATGTACCAAGCAGCCGTACCGATGGCGTACCGGGGCAGCCTGCCGAGCACGGCGACGTAGTCGTCGATGTCCAGGCTGGCCACCGTGGTGTTGCCCGTGGCAGCAGTCTGGATTGAGGCGGTGTGCGTGCCATCGTCGATCTGCGACAGGCCACGGATGCCGCCGGTCGCACTGAGGCCGGTTCCGTTAAAGGCCGCATCGTCGATCCTAGATGCCATCTCCGTAGCGAACTCGGCGGCCAGCCACTGAGCCACCGAGATGGAGTTGTCAGCCAGGAGCTCGTTCGACACCTTGGTGGCGATTGCCAGCTTCTTGGCGACCAGCTGCACCATCGATGCCGTGGGGTCCGACGTGGTGATGGTCGTGTTTTCGCCGATCCAGTAACCCGTCACGCCCGTCAACCGGCGCGGCACGAGAAGGGTATCCGAAGACATCGTGACGTTCTGGAACGCGGTCGGGGCCACGCCGAAGGTCTCGACCAGGCGGATGATGGTGTCGGAGAACTGCTCGAACACAAGCACGCCGCCCAGGCTATTCACCTGGCCGCCCATGTCGCGGTACTCGGTGCCGAGGTGGTCGGAGCACCACTGCCGGGCGTTGCGGTCGCCAAAGTGGGCCTTGAGCCACTGGCCGCAGCGATGGGCAACCTCGGGCGACTCAAAAACGCCGGGCTTGTAGCCACGGTACGAAACCGCCTCGATGCGGGTCTTCTCCGCAACCTCGACGGCCGGGGCCGCGCGGTTAAGGGTCTTGAGCAGTTCGGCCTTGCGGGCCTCGGCCGCTTCAGCCTTGGCGATGGCAGCCTTGATCCGCTCAGCCTTGGCGAGCAGCGAATCGTACTTGGCCTGGCGGGCCTCGACGGCCTCGACCGCAGAGCGATCCGCCGGGGCACCATCGACGCTCTCGGTGGACTCTTCCGCTTCACCGGCCTCGTCCAGCATGCCGAGCTCGGCGAGAGTCGAAGCGAGTTCGTCGAGCAGTTCCTTGACGCGGCTGGCCATGTGCGTGGCTCCTGTGTGCGGTAGGTGATTGACCTATCCGCAACCTAGGGCCAGTGGTGCTACCCCTTGCAGAAAGCAGGCGTGAGAGTGAGTACCTAACTAGGTACTGAGCGTCGGCGTATCTCGCACGACTTCACAACATGCTTCGCGGTCTTTCGACACGCAGGGCATCTCAGATAGCGAGTGCAGACGCCGCCCCTGTCCACCGACGCGTACACGCCATAGCGTGCCGCGCGGCACTCGCAAACGTCACCCGACTTTGTGGCCATGCTGCCTCAAAAACCGACGAATCTTCTTCTCGGTCTTCGCGTCCCGTCGAAGAGCCGGCAGCTTCAGCGCCGGTCGGTGCGATTGTAAAAACCGCTCATAGGAGCGAACCGCCACGCCCGTCGTGGCCTGTTCGTAGGCTGGCGTCAAAACGGGCGACACGTCGTAGACGCCGTCCACCTCATGGACGTTTCGCAGGGCGGTGCCGTCTTCGTCCTTGTCCCACGATTCACCATCCTTGGCGATCACGAAAGCGAAGCTCGAGCCCCACACGTCGCCACGAGCGATGAGCGTAGACAGGTCACGCCCCAGCTGCGTATCTGGCACCTCGACGCTGTACCGCATGCCTTCATCGTCGGTATCCACCGTCAGCGTGCCGCTACGGGTTGAGCCCAGCACGAAGTTGGGGTCGTGGTTCCACAACGCAACTACGGGGTGCGACTGCTCTTTCAGGGCACGAGTGAACGCCCCCGGCATGATCTGCTCGCGGAACGTGCCCAGCATTGTGCTGCGAACGCTGTACTTGGCCGCGTAGCCCCCGATGTACGCCTTGCCGGCCTCACGGGTTTCCAGCGTCAGCGGCAGGGCAACAGAGCGGCGTTCAAGGTTGTCCATGGTTATTTCTTCTTTCGTCGCGAGCGCGGAGCAGGGGCAACCGGACGCACCTTGCCTTCCGGCGGCGTCTCGCCATTGAGCAAGTCATCGGTGTACGACACGGGCAGGTTGTCTGCCGGGGCACTCTCGCCCGCGTTGCCCACGCTGGCATCCGCAGCGATGCCCTGCATCGTGGTGAGATTCATCTGCATGTACCGCTGGTCGCCCTCGGGACCAATCGGGTTCATGTTGAGCACCTCGCGGCACTCGTTCACCGAGTAAATGCCGGTGGTGAGCATCGTTTGCAGCCACGCACCCTGGGCCGCTAGGTCGCCACGCAAGAGCCCGCGAGTGTCGAACTCAGCAAAATACGTCTCGTCCTGCGTCACCAAGTCGCGGGTAATCGCCGACTCCCAGCGGCGGAACCACGGGAGCAGCGTCTGCTGCACCAAGTCGATGGCGGCCTGCTCCTGTGACGCATAGCCAACCTTCGTCTTGTCCTGCACGTAGGACGGATCGACGCGGTACGCCCGGCAAATCTCAATGACTTGGTACTGGCGAGTTTCCAGGAACTGACTCGCCTCGTTCGTGCTCTGCACGTCTTTCCAGTGGACGCCAGCCGGAAGAACTGCGGTGCGAAAAGCCCTGTCGGCACCACGGTGCAGCCGCTCAAAGTTCTCTCGCAGCCGCTCGGCGTCCTCGACCTTTACCGGGTTGTCGGATTCAAGCAGGCCCGACATGCGGCAGGCGTTACCGAAGTACGCGCCGCCGTGCGTCTCCAAAGCCTGGGCCAAGGCAATCGCGTCCCGCGAGAGCGTGATAGGCAGCATGCCCGTGACGCCGTCCTGCGACAGCCACCGCAGATGGAAAATCTGGTCCTGCCGGTAGTACGACTCCATGCCGTTCTGTTCTCGGTAGCAGTACCGGAGCGTGCCGTCTTCGAGTTGCTCTACCTTCATCCGCGAAGGATGCAGCGGCCACAGTTCAGAGACAGCCCCGGCGGAACCGCTGCGGATCTCGGCGTAAGCGTTTCCATAGAGCAGGCAGTGAGCCGTAAGCATTTCGCGGAACTCGAAACTGGTTTGCCAGCCGTTCGGGGCTTGCGAAAGAATCCGGTACAGCGGCAAATCTCGCGCCCGCTCTTTGCCGCCCTCAACGAGCCGCCGATACAGGTGCAGCGGGATCGTGGCGACGTTCTCTGAAATGAGCCGCACGCACGCCAGCACGGTGGAGCAGTTCAGCGCCGTCTCGGGCGTGATGCGGATGCCAGCTGGGCCGCGTGCGGGCGACTCGCTCCACCCGTCTCCGTAGGAGCCGCGCAGGTCAATGATGCGGTACGGCCGGCTGTCCTCGGGAGTCTCAGCGTTGGCGATCATATCGTGTGGATGTCCCAGGTCTGTTCGGGTGCAGGAGCGGTTGCCGTCTGCCACAGGCCGATTGCCATGACAAGAGACACGATCCCGTCAATGCGCTCTGTGCTTCGTGACTTGCTTGGTTTGATGTTGCCCGCTGCAGAATCCTGCTGAATCGCCACGTTAGACGCCTGCCACGACAGCACGGGGTGCGATCCGTGCAGAATCTTTCCAGCGACAACCCAGTTTTCCAGCTGCTTGCTAGGAGCCGAAAGTGAGCCGTAGCCCTGCCGAAAGTCTTGCATAGGCACCCCATCCCCTTGCAGTTGCTGACCGAGTTGTGCGGCGTTCCAGGGATCTAGCCCCAGCCCTCGCAAACGGTACTTGCTGGCGATGGCTTTGATGTCTGACCGCACTTTCTCAAAGTCGGTCACGTTGCCATCCGTCATCGTCAAGTAGCCCTGTCGCTGCCACGTCAGATACGGCACCTTGTCCCGCCGCTCCCGCTGATGGGCGTTGTCGCTGGGAATCCAGAAATGCGGCTCCACCCAGAACGTGCCATCGTCCAGCGGGAAGAGCAGCACCAGGGCGGTGGTGTCAAACGTGGTCGCCAAGTCGAGCCCGGCCCAGCATTCGCGGCCCATCAGATCAACAGGGCACGGCTTGTCGCCCTGTGCCCAATGATCCATCCG